ATTGAATTTCACCCAGGGGTTATTTGCCTATCTCAACGGTCGCCAATGCACTTTGCGGACACTACGCGGCGAGGGCGTGACTTTCAACAATACTGTGTCGCAAGCGACGGCCTTGCAGGACTGCATTAGTCTTCTCGGCACCGACATGCGGCTGGAGAATGTCGAGTTTGAGAATTGCCATTGGACCCAGACTGCACCGATGTCGCTGGTTTTTAGTCAAGCCGGTGGTGCCGGGTTAGCGACAACAAGCATTGATGGTGTTTCGTTTTTCCATGGCTCCAATGATACTTATGCGACCGGGCCGTTCTCTCTCTATCGTTCGGATTTCGGCGGCGGCCGGGCGATCATCAAAAATATTAATGAATTTCCGGCGCCTATTTTCCAGTTGCTGGCCGATCCGGGCACTCCGGCAACCACTGTTTCGCAACGGGTGTTGCCATTTTGGCTGAACACGATACCGGGCACGGCGACGACGCCGAATACGAGTGCTTCGAATATCATTGATGATATTATCGAACAACAATGCTGGATTTACGGAATTGAGTTGTATGTCGATCAGCCGATAACCGGCGGCTCGCTTGCGGTGCAGATTGTCAAGAACGGTACGTTGCTGGACAGCGGCAATCTCAATGTGACCTTGCAGCCACTGGCGACCAGTGCGACTTCGGCCGCTGGTGGTAACACCCTGACATTCTCGGCCGTGCCGCCTTGGGTGGTGCCGGGGATGTACGTCTATGACCTGACGGCACCGAATGCCACATTGCCGACGCCGATCCTTTATCACGGCCAGCAAACGCCACGGGTGCTGTCAGTGGCTGGGGGCGTAGTGACGTTGGTCCCGGGGGCATTACTGACCGGCAATGTCGGTCTAGGCGACAACATTTTATTTTCTTGGATTGCGCCAGTGATGCCGGTGCAGACCAGTGCAGCAACGGCTGCTGGCAGTGCGGTTCTGACCTTTGCGGGCTATCCGTTTTATTATTTGCAAGCGTACGTGCAGCCGGGGATGCTGGTAACCGATTTGGGACCGATCTTTCCGGCGGTCGGGCCACCGTTGACGGTCATTCCTGCGGCCACAACAATTTCGTCACGGACGGTGAATACAGTAACGCTGAGCACTCCTGTTACTGGCGCAGGTGTGGCTTCCGGTGACCTGATCATGTTCCAGCGTCCTGCCAGTCAAGCGCAACGCGGCCTGACGCTAGCAGCGACGCAGTGCAAGAACACGAACATTGCCAATGGCGCATATCAGTTGTTCCAAGGTGATCGCATTCATGTGCAGTTCGTGACTTCGGGCTTTACTTCTGCGTCTGCCGCCAACGTGCGTGCCAATGTCATTCTCTCTGATTTGGGGCCGCAATAATGTCTGGATATGAACTGCCGAAGGATGATGAGTTTCACCCCGACAATCTCGCCAAGTTGCCGCTGGACCGGTTGTTGGCCATGCGACCTAAATTGGCCCCGAGTGCGCCCTTGGCGGAGGCGCTGAAAGCCAATGCTCAAGCGCGTAATCTGATCGCCGCGTGGCGGGCGAAAAAGCAGCGCACTATACAGGAACGGCCGCCCTATCGGGCACCGGTCGGTTACATACGGAAGGATTGACAAATGCCGGTTGTTGGCAACCCTCCGATTGAAGGTACGTTCGCCACTATAGATCAGACTTGGATCATGGGTCTGGCGGGCGGCCAGAACCAAGTGGTTGCCAATGATATTGGGGCCGCGGCCAGTGGAACGCAGGCGGATGCAACGCCATTGCAGCCTGGATTTGCGATGTACAATATCGACACCGCGACGGCTAATAATGCCAGTGTGGCTTTGCCTGTTGCCACGCCGCCTTATTCGTTTGTGGTCATCAACAATTCACCTTTTGCCGTCACCGTTTGGCCGGCCCATGGCACGACCGACAAAATCAATGGTGTCGCTAGTCTCAGCATGCCGACAAATTCATCGAGCTGGTTTGTCTGTGGCGCTGACGGTTCCTGGTTAACGACGGCACAAGGCGGCGGAGGAGGCGGAGGAGGCAGCATGGCGCTAGTAGCGAACACGACACCAACTTCGGGATTTGCCTCTGGCAATCTGATCGCTACGGCCGGTGGCGTAGTGACCGACTCCGGCATACCGATCAGTGGTTTGTCCGGGGCCATTCCGCTGATGCTCAATGTGAAGGAGTATGGGGCTCAGGGCGACAGCGTTACCGATGATACGAAGGCAATCCAGGCTGCGGTTAATGACGCGGTGACCAAGCAAGCGACGCTGTGGTTCCCGACGCCGACTGGTGGTACTGATTATCGCGGTTCCTTCTATGTTATCAACGGCGCCATCGATATCCCGCGCTATACTCCTCCGGGGCTTTCCATTCAGGCTTATTCATCGGGTTGGGCGTTAATCGGTTCAGGCGGCATGATTGGCATTCTGCAAAAGGCCGACGCCACGCCGATTTTCCGTATGCGCGCCTTGGCGGCGGGTGATCAGTTTGTCAATTTCCGCATCGAGAATTTTCAAGGTTTTTGGCAAAACTCACAAGCCTATCCAACGACAGCGGCACCAAGCGCGAATTTCGACTCTTCGGTAATTTTATTTGATGCGCAGGGTTGCGCTTTTACAGCGACATCGAGCGGTACGACGTTGACCGCATCGGCCTTTACCAGTGGCAGCGGCATGTTGTTGCCGGGAAGTGTGCTTGAAGGTGGTGGTTTGCCTTATTACAACGTGATCATTGTTTCGCAGACTAGCGGCACGCCGGGAGGTCCTGGTGTTTATGTGACCAATGTGGCGACTACGCTGAGCGGTGCTGCCATTACTGGCGGCGTTACTTTTTATGACTCCATCGGCTTCTTTTTCTTTCAGATCAAAAACATTACTAACAGCAATGGTTGTCGCTGCGTGGCCATGTCGCAGGGCTTCCAGTCAGGCGGTTATACCGGCAATCTCATGCAAGGCCAGATCGCCGTGTGGGGCTGTTTGTTTGAGCGTTTGGCCGGGCAGTATGGCTCAAGTGGAGCCGTGCTTCAACTTATGAACAATGGTTTTGGTGGCCAGCCGAATATTCTGGTCAATCATATTTATCTCAACCAGGGCAATTCCACCGGCAAGAATTATCAGCATGAGGAAGCGATTTTTGGCAACGGCATGGATACCGTGACGTTTAACAACGTCGAACTGAACTACACTGATGGCATGGTTGCTTATTTTCTCGGTGGTCGCCGCATTACTTTCAATACGGTTCGTGTCGAGGCGCCTTCGGGCACGGATAATCTATCGCCGCAATCGAGTTCGAATTGTTGCTTCACTATGTTGGGCTCGCAGTTGGATATCAATGGCTTGGAAATCCAGCACGGCATTTGGAATTTTACCAGCCAAAACCGGGCGATCATCAATCACGCATACGCCACGGTGGAACTCAACGGTTACGATTTTCTGCCCAACAACACATTCGAGGGCGGCTATCTTCCGCTGGTTTTCGACGGTGGCGGTAATGGCTTTACTATTATTCGCAAAATCAGCGACATGAATTTTCCCAACCTGCGTTTATTCAATTCACCGTACACGACCTCGATTGCTTGCACGTCGCAGCGGACCATGCCGTTTTATCTTAACTCGCTATCGGCAACGGCAACAGTGCCGAACGTGTCGGCGGCAACGGTGATCGATGAAATTATTGAGCAGGAGTGCTGGATTTTTGCGCTGGAGCTTTATGTCGATGCGCCACTGACAGCAGGATTGATAACTGTTCAGATCATTAAGAATGGCACGCTGTTGGATAGTGGTAATTTGCAAGCTCTGGTGGGGCCAACCACGACGGCCAATGCAACGACCGCAGGCGGCAGTTATAATATCAACCTAACGACGCTGCCGACATGGGTACAAATCGGCATGTATGTTTCCGATATTACGCGCTATGGTACTAACGGGCCAATTCCGCCCGGCGCCCAAATCACTGCGGTTTCTTACGGTACGCCCGGACAGATCACGATATCAAAAAATGTGCCAAATTATAATGGCGCCTGGACGTCCAATTCGACTGGCACCACAACATTGGCGGTATCCAACATCACGTCAGGACAAGCGTTACTCGGACAGACTCTCACTGGCACCGGCATTCCGGCTGGTACATGGATCGTAGGTACTGCACCAATACAGAAGGCATCGTTTACTGCAAGTGCCAGCAATTCATCGACATTGACGGTGTCGGGCACGGTGACGGGCACGATCGCCATTTACGATACGCTTACCGGCACTGGCGTGCCGCCCAATACCATAATCCAATCGCAAGTGAGCGGGACCACGGGTGGTGCCGGTACTTATTTGACCAGTTTGCAAACCTCCGCATCGGGGACATGCACAACGTCTACACCGACCTCGGAAGGTAACGCCGGAAATTACATTACCAGTGCGGCGACGACATTGACCAACATTGCCACTACGGGGACAATGGAGGTGCTTAGTGGGGATACCATTGCTTTTTCTGGTAGGACCGTTACGGCAGCGCCGCAAGCCGGTCGCAGTCTTGCCTATACGCAGTTCAAGAACAGCGTTAATGCCAATGGTGCTTACCGGTGTGTGGTTGGCGATGCGTTGCATGTGCAATTTGTCACTTCGGGCATGGCTGGGGCCGCGGCGGCGAAAGCCAACATCATTTTGGCTATGGTTGGAGGAGAATCGTAATGCCGTTTCGTATCGAACATCGTGATCATCGCGACGCCAAAATCCGCAGTTCTGATAGACCTTGGAAGGAAAGCTTCATGGTCTTTGAGTGTGACCGGCACCCCGAAGTCAAAGCTGTATTCGAGGGTGCCAATATGGCTGAGGTATACAAAAAAGCTTTGGATGCGGGTTGGCATAAAACTATCTTTAACCCGACAGTCAACGAGAAGGGCATGGCTGTCTTTACCCCGCCGATTGTTCTCGGTCCTTGTTGTTCGGGCCGGAAGTGACCGGAGCGGCGTTTCCCGGCAAGGCGGCTCCGTTATTTCGGCCTTGCGCCTACAAGATCATGTATGGCGGCCGCGGTGGCGCCAAATCGTGGGCGGCGGCCAGGGCGCTTTTGATCCTGAGTTCGCGCAAGAAGTTGTTTATCCTCTGCGCTCGCGAAATCCAGAAGTCGATTTCTGAGAGCGTCTATAAACTTCTCTGCGATCAAATTATCGAACTCGGCCTGGGGTCGGTCTGGGACATCAAGGCCAATACGCTGGTCAATAACGTCAATGGTTCGCGCATTGTCTTCGCCGGAGTGCGCAACAACATCACTGCGATTAAAAGTATGGAGGCGATTGACATATGCTGGGTCGAAGAGGCGGAGAAAGTGACCGGCAACTCATGGAGCGTGCTCTTGCCTACAATCCGCCGGGATGCACCTTACGGACCGTTTGGCAGGGGCAGCGAGGTTTGGGTAGTATTCAACCCGGAATTGGACTCAGACTTTACCTACAAATATTGGATATTAGATCCACCGGGGCCAAGCTATCAGTTCAAGTTCAAGAACAAAGCGGACGTAACACCAGCGCTGGACGCGATGATGGCGACTGCGCCTCGTACCATTTTGATGGAGATGAATCACATTGATAATCAATGGTTTCCTGATCATTTGCGCTTGCAAATGGAGGATATGAAGAAAAAGGATTATGAGAGTTATCTGACTATTTTCGAGGGTAAGGTACGCCGGATCGTCAAAGGCGCGATCTATGCCAAGGAACTAGAGAAGGCACAAGCCGATGGGCGTATATCACCTGCTTATGGTTTGGATCGATCTAAACCTGTTGATATTGGCGTGGACCTTGGTCGTGCGGATATGACCTCGCTGTGGTTTATGCAGCAGATCGGGATGCAGCATTATGCCATCGACTTTTACGAAAATTGCGGGTTTGACTGGTCCCACTATCTGGAACAAATCCAGGGGCGGAAATATCAGATTGGCCGCATTTATCTACCCCATGACGCCGCCAACGAGCATGTCTCGGCGTCAAAATCTATCGTGCGTCAGACCCGCGATCATTATCCTAACGAAAACCAAGTTCGTGTCGTTCCTCGGACCAAGAGCGTTGTGAATGATATCAATGCGGTGCGTTCAATCTTCGGCCGTTTGCATTTCAACGAGAAGAATTGCGGGGCGGGTATTCAAGCTTTAGCGCATTATCGTTATGAGGTTGATCCAGAAGATACGCGCGACATTTCTAAAGAGCCATTGCATGACTGGTCTTCGCACGCGGCCGATGCATTGCGCTGTTACGTCATGGGCATGAAGTCGGAGAAGCGGGAGCGTGAGCAATTGCATATGTGGACGCCGCCGCCGGTTTCCGATCAACCCGGTACCAGTTGGATGGGGATATGAAGCGGCGCTTGTGCTCGACGTGCAGCTATGGGGTTTTGCTCTGGGCGATGCCACTGATGTCACGCCAGCATATCGAACGCATTATTAATCAGGCATTGTTTGCAACGTGGCGCTGACTTCGCGTTCCGATCCGACGGTCATGTCGCCAGAAGAGGAAGAGGCCCTCAAGGGGCGGGATCGTGCTATCCTCGACGAGGCCAAATATCGGTTCAAACGCGCCCAAGAATGGGAAGGCGGCTTTCTCAAACTGTACAATGAGGACGTGAAATTCGCCAATGGCGATGCCGACAATGGCTGGCAGTGGCCAGAAAACATCAAGCGGGATCGGGATCTTGGCAAGCGGCCGTGTTTGACCATCAACAAGACCAAGATGCATGTGCTGATGCTGGCCAATGAGGCGCGGCAGAACGCACCGCAGCCGAAGATCCGGCCAGTTGGCGACAAAGTGAGTTTCCAGGCTGCCGAAGTGTGGGAGAGTCTGCTGCGGCACATTCAATATAACAGCAATGGCGATGCGATCCGCATGCAAGCCAAGGAAAGCCAACTCGAAGGCGGCATTGGTTACTGGCGTATTCAGCCGGACTATGAGGATGATCGTTCCTTCAATCAGGAATTGCGGATTTCGCCTTTAAGCGTTGGCGAGACCTATCTGGACTGTGACATCAAGCGGATCGATGGCAGCGATGCGATGTGGGCGTTCGTGTTTACTGAATATAATCGCAGGGAATGGGTGCGGTTGTTCCCCGATATTCCGTTGCCGCCGCCGAGTTCACCGTCGCTCAGCAATGTCGGCACCGATGATTGGGTGAGAAAGGACGGCGTGCGTGTTGCCGAATATTACCGCGTCAAGTTGACGGAAGAGACCTTGATTTATTTGGAAGATGAGACCGGCACGTCATGGACCGGACTGGAAAAGGACATTCCGCAGAAATGGCGCGAGGATTTGCCAGCTTACAAGATCGGTGACAAGGGCGCGAATTATAAGGAACGGTCGGTGCAAGATCGCGTGCTGCAATGGTTCAAGATCGGCGGTGACGAAATCTTGGAACGGCGGGATGGGTCGAGCAAGAAAAATCCGAATATGAAGGGTCGTTATATTCCGATTGTCAGGATGGTTGGCCGCGAACGCACTGTTGAGGGCAATCTGTATCGTGCTGGTATTGTGCGCGCACTCAAGGACGCGCAGCGTATGTACAACTACAATTCCAGTGGCGAAGTCGAGGTTGTCGCCTTACAGACCAAAACGCCATGGATTGTCGCTGCGGCGGCTATCGAAGGCAACGAAGCGGCCTGGGCGGCGGCCAACAAAACGAATGCCGCCTATCTCTCCTACAAACATGTGGATGAGGACGGCAACGAACTTAAGGCCCCTGAGCGCTTGCAACCGCCAGCACCTGCGCAAGGCTTTCTCGAAG